CGGGGTCGTACGTGGTCGCATCGGCCACGACACTGAGGCCGGGGAGGTAGGCGACGGTTTGGCAGGTGCAGTTCGGGTGACGCCACCCCGCGGCCTTGGCTTCGTCGGTGGTGCCGGCCACGTCCACGGTCACTGTGGCGTCCTCGGTGGCTGAGCCGACCTGGATGCGCCCGGTGTCGCCGTCGTCGGTCCGCAGGATCTTGCCGGACCACTGGTGGCACTTCTCGCACGAGTCGGAGCCGACGATCACGGACACCAACGTGATGCCGTGCTCGGTCATCGTGGCCACATGCTGGTCGTCCCAGGCGCGGCGGGCCGCGGTCCTAGTGGACATCTCCACGTAGGTGGCGAGGTTCCATTTGCGGTTCGACTTGTCGACGAACCCCGTCACACCCTGGGAGACGAGCTTCTGCCAGGCGCGGGCCTGCGCGGTGCGGTTCGTGCCCATGCCCAACAGGACGTCGGTCACGGACTGGCCAACGGCCCGACGGTAGATGTCGGCGGGGAACCGCAGGATGCGCCTGGTGACGTCGTCGAACGCGGACGTGAGGTCCGCGGTGGCCAGGCTTGCCGCCACGGCTCCTCCCAGGGCCCCGGTTGTGGCGGTCGCCGGGACACCAGCCATACCGGCCAGTTCGGCCAGCGCTGCCGCCGTGCCCTTGTCGGTGGCGGTAGTCATGAGGTCCGCAACCATCGCGGGCGTCGCATCGTTCAGGGTGGCGACGAGATGGGCGGCGCGGCGCTTCAACGCACCCAGTGCCAGCGCCTTGTCCGCGCCGATCCCGGCGTCGAGCCCGGCCTGCAGCTGCAACGCGACCATGGCGAGCAGGCGTTGCTCGGCGTCGGCGAACATGGCGGCGATGTCGGAGGCGGGTGCGTCGAACATGGTGCGTTCGTCAGGCACCCACTTCGCCACGGTTGACCTACCCTCCGAACGTGAACGGTGACGCCATCGGCGCCGGCGTCGCCTCGTTGATCAACGCGACCTCGGCGTCGACCTGCGTGGCATCCCAGTCGGGGTGGACGAGGCCGACGAGGGTCGCGGTGGATGCGGCCTGGGCGGTGGACAGGGCCAACGCCGTCTGTGCGAGGACCAGGACCGAGTCCTGGGACCCATCAGAGAAGGTGACCTTGAGGCCCTTGAGGTCGACCGTGCCACCGAACACGGCGACGTCGACCTCGAGGAGCTTGCCGAGGATCTGCGTGAGCGCGGGGCGCCACGCGCGGATCTTGCGGTCCCGGGTCATCAACGAGCGGGCTTGGCGGGCGGTGACCTCGGTGGCGGTCTGGGCGACGTCCGCGCCCTCACCGAACGTCTGCGTCGAGTAGCCCGCCGATCGCAGGATGCGGGACGTCCACTCTTCCGCGGATGCCTGGTGGGCTTCGAAGCGGATCGCGAACTGCACCGACGTGATCGGGGCGTCGCCCTCTTCGGCGGCCGCCATGTTCAGGGCGGTGAACACTTCCTGGTCGGCGTTGAACGACGCACCCTTGCCTGCCCCGTTGTCCTGGAGCATGTACTGGGCGACGAGGAGGCGACCCTTGGCGAGGCGGATGTCCCGCATCCACGACGAGTAGATCTCGTCGAGGTTGTCGAGCATCGGCTCCACGCCGTCGAGGTCGGACGCGCCCCAGCCGTGTGCGGACGCGAGGCCGCGGAACGCTTTGGCGACGTTCGGTTCGGTGTTCGGGATGTAGACCACGCCCAGGCCCGGGGTACGCCCGGCCTTGGCGTAGGCGTTCTCGTCGACGTCGAGGTTGGCGGTGGAGGGGTGCTCGGCGAGGGGGTGCGCGCGACCGAGGAGGTCGGCGGTGCCCACGTACAGGCCGTGCTGGATGAGTCCGAGCCCGCTGACGAGCTCGTGGCGTTCGAGGTGGCGCACCACGGTCGCGCCGTCGTCGGCGACGACGTGCCAGAACGTGACGGCGACGAGGTGACCCCAGTTGAACTCGGGGACGGCCTCGTCGGCGTTGACGGCGGTGATGAACGCGGCCGAGGCCACGGCGGGGTCGCACACGACGCGCAGGTACACGCCGCCCAGGGCTGCGCCGGCCTCGGCCGCCCCGGACAGGGTCGCGTAGGTGCGGTCGCCGATGGCGGCGTCGATGCGTTCCTGCGTCTTGGGGTCGTCGACGGTGAATGTGGGCGGGTCCGCGAACAGGAGGTCAGCGGAGGTGCGGCACATGTCGGCGGCCAGTGGTACGTGCGTCTGGTCGTGGACCTGGCCGTCGACGGCGGTCGGGCGACCCCACCACCAGCGGGACAGTTTGCCTGCCACGCCGCCGCGGAACTGCGACGAGTGGTTCACGACGGGCGTGCCGCGGCTGGTGTAGATGCGCTGCAGGGCGTCGGGCTGACCGGTCCACCAGGCGTCCCAGGCGCCGAGGATGGGGGTGATCTGGGCGAGGGCGACGGGCGGCCAGGCGACGGAGGTGGTGGGCAACGGCACGAGTGGCGCCTCCGTTCAGGTGGGGTCAGATCCAGGTGCGTCATCGAGGGCAGGAGCCAACGAGATGAATGGCCGCCACTCGAGGCGGGTCGTGAATATCCCATAGCGCAAAGCGTCAACCTCGTCGTCGTCGGCCTTGATGGGTGCGTCCTCACCGCGGGCAGTGGCCTTGGGGTCCCATACGTACCCGGGGATGCGGTTGATGAGGTGCTCACAGGTGTCGGCGACGACGAGGTGTTCGGTGGCGAGCAGGGACGCCATGGTGCGGATGCCCGGCAGGACGCTCTTGTGGGCGTTGCGGACGTTGGTCATGCCGTCGTGGAAGAGCTGGTGCTTGAACGACGCGGCGGCGGAGTCGACGGCGATCCACTCGGGGTCACGCCACTCGGCCGGCTGGGCGGCCAACCAGCGGCGCATGTCGGTGGAGTGTTCGCCGACGGTCATGAACCCGGGCGCCCACTCTGCGAGGACGTAGAGGGCGTGGCCGTCGTGGTTGGGCCGGTTGTCGATGCCGAGGCCGAGGAGGTAGCCGCGGGTGGCGTGGGTGTCGCCGTAGTCGGCGCCGACGGCGAGGATGCGCTCCATGGTCGGGAACGTGTCGACGGGTGCGACATGCCGGGCCGGGTCCCACTGCTCGTAGATGGCGCCGGCGGCCTGGACCCACTGGCCGAGGATGAACCGGCGGAACCACAGGCCCGTGTACTCGCGGGTGATCTGGGCGACGTATGCGGGGTCGAGGTGGGTGTTGTCGGCCAGTTTGAACTGGAAGATCCGGTAGCCGAGCTCGGGGGCCCGGTCGACGACCTGGCGCTTCAACCAGTGCGCGGGTCCGTCCGGGTTGGTGGTCGCGAACAGGCGGGCACCGGGGACGGACATGCGGCCGAGGAGCTGCGTCCAGAACGCCTCGCTGACGAGGGTGGCTTCATCCACGTAGGCGCCGGCCACGGTCAGGCCACGCAACACCATTTCGGCGCGGGCGTCGGATGCACCCAGGACGTGCACGGTGCGCCCGAAGATGACGCCCGTCGGGGCGCCTGCGGTGTAGGAGACGAACTTGGACAGGGCCCCGTACAGGGTGGGGTCTTGCAGGGGTCCGAAGACGTTGCGGGCGATGGACTCGCGGGTGCGGCCGACGACGACGAGCGCGCCGCCGCGTGGTGCGTGGGACACGAAGATGAGCCAGGCGAGCAGGCTGGCGATGGTCTTGCCGGAGCGGATGGACCCGGTCCAGAGGTTGACGCGCGCCGTGGCGCGGGCGATCGACCACGCCTGCTTCGGGGACAGGCCAGTGAAGATGGCGGCGGCCACGGCGATGGCGGTGGTGGCGGTCATGCGGGTTCGGGCATGTCGGCGGTCGCGGACCCGATGGCGGCGGCGATGGCGTCGAGCATGCCGATCGCGTCGGCGATGCCCGTGTCGGCGTCGTGGTCGGCGATCTTCAGGCTGTGGGTGACGGCGATGCCGATGGCCTGCATGAGTTTCAGCTGGTCGCCCATGATCGGCTGGTCCAAGTTGACCTCGGCGTACGAGTTGTCCTTGCCACCGAAGTTGAACGCCACGGTCGGCGCGAACATCTGCAGGCGCAGGCGCTCGGCGTCGACGAGCAGGGACAACTCGAGGGCTGCGCGCCGGTTCGCAGCGGTGGCCATGTTCGCGGCGGTCGCGGCCATGGTGCCGGTGCGGGTGGCGGCGGTGCCGAGGTTGAGGTGGCGTAGGCGCCGGTCGACACTCGAGCGGCCGCGGTTGAGTGTGGCGGCCATGGTGCGGGTAGA